AGGAAAACCTTTTCACGCAGTCTTGTCTCTACAAGGGGAGCCCGGGAACAAAGTTCGCGGACCCACAAAGAGTGAAGCCTGTCTTATTACATATTTACAACCTTATGCTCACATAATGAACACACTACTAAAGACCGATCCGACAATGTCGGACGGCCTCGCAGGAGGTCACATGGTCTACGAATTCTGGAAGAAGTTCCGCAAACGCGATTTTTCAGGTTACAAAGTGATGTTGGGTGATTATACAGCGGCTACAAACTGGATACAGTTTGAGCGGGCCGACCTCCACATGGATTCCATGATGGAGGCCTTCCCGAAAGCGAGCAACTTCATGCGCAATGCGCACAAGTTGATCTTGCAACCGGTGTTGTTCTCAACAGAGAGCGGAGAGGAATTCCTCACCAGTAGAGGTGCCCTAATGGGCCTTCCTGGTACGAAAATCATACTCCACACTCTCTCAAAAGCAATCGATATTGCGTCAACTCTAGAGGTCCGGCCTAAAAGCCCGGATGAACTCAAGAATTATCCTTACCGCATAGCGGGGGATGACACGATGAAATTTGCCAAAACGATCTCAGAACTTTCAAAGTTCAAAGAGAAGACCGTCTTATATTCTTTAGAGCCAAGCTCGGAGAAATGGAGGCATTATAAAAGAGGAGGCAAATTCTGCCAAGAACTCTTCAAAATCAAGAAAGGACGATTCCACTATGTGGACATCATCCCGGGCCGTTCACTCAGTCGCGAGACCAAGAGTGCACAAGATCAAGATACTAATCCGATATTCGGAAAAGCACTTTATCTGTCCAAGCGGATTCAATGGAACAAGAACGTGAGTCACGATAAAATCGCGGTTCTCATGCACCTAAACTTTCGAGTTTACGGTGACTACACCAGAATCTACCAACTACCCCGCCACCTTGGCGGTTTTGGTTTTACACGGATGACGATCGACGTTACTGATGACTATGTCAAAAAAGTAGCAACGGAAGCGTACGCCAAACGGCAAGAAGTTTTCAACCCGGCGCTTAAAGCGCTGAGGAGTTTGTCGAATCCACTGCTTGCTAATAGGGGAAGCCCCTTAGAAGAAGCGAAGCATGTGCCCTGGGTGGGCATTGTGAAATTCATTAAACATGAGGTCCTAGTCGAACATCTCAACATAGTTGAGACGCGATTTTGGATGCAGAAGAAAGAGATTCTCAAGCGCGGATACCGCGCAGAGTCAGCTCTTAG